GAGCCTCTTCACCTTCAGCACGGCGAGGGCGCCCTTTGTCGTCATCAGGAGTATCGTCCTGAATCTCAACTTCAAAGTCATCGTCAGACATATCCACCTCTACGGCGTCTGTCTCGAGCTCTTCGATATTTTCTACTTGGTCATTCATGCGCGTGTGTACCCCCGTGGGTCTTCAACAACAGCCTCAACGGTGTCATCGTTGATGATTCGGAACTCTTTGCCGTGCACTTTGAAGCGGGTGCCGGAGTATGAGCGGAAGATGACGAAGTCGCCTGTCTTGCACCACGGTCCGTTCGGGAATCGAGACTCGTCACTGTAGGCTTCGTCGCCCACGCGGATCACGTATCCAATGATAGAGGCAGTTTCTTCCATCTGCTTCAGATTGTCCGGCATATAAACGCCGCCCTCTGTTTTCCCGTCAAGCTCCGGGATAGCGATGAGAATCTTATAACCCTGAGGTTCTGGCAGCTTTGCCAGCAACTCTTTGTCATCTACTTTGTCAGTACCGTACATTTAGTGGTCTCCTGCAGTGATTGAGGCTCACAGTGCCTTTTGCGTGGGTTATTCCACGTTATGGGGTATAACTATACCGCTAGGTATCAATCATCAATATATCTTTTTTCAATTTCCTTGATGTCAGCTCGGATAATACCGAGCGCTTCATACTTCCCAACCAGCTTCCAATAGGCGGCTTGGTCTTTGGCACCCCCCTCAGCGAGGTGTTCCGCAATGGCGGTCTGACTCTCGCTGATCCGTGTCAGCACGGTGTGGAAAATGTCATCAGCCATCTAGGTCAACCTTTTCTGCTACATCCAGAGCCAAGCGAACCGCTGACTCCTTCTCTTTTGTGTCAAGCTCGGCCACCTTAACAGCAAGGCGAGCGCTTTCTTTCTCACCCTCCGACTCGAGACGTGCCTGCTGGAGGCGTGCGTTCTCAGCTTTGGCCAGACCATCAATCTGTATCCTCAGGTTGTCCATCTCAATCTTGTGATCAAGCTCTTTCTCTTTGATCACCAACTCACGCTGTTGGATCTGTGTGAGAGGATCAGCCTGTTGAGCTGCGGCTTGCTCTGCTGCTGCCTCGGACTGATCCTTGTTGAACAACTTCTGAGCAGCCTGTGCCACAAGACGAGACACTTGAAGCTCGAGATCTTCAGGAAGCGGCGCCTCTGGATCAGGAAGCTCAACGCCAAGCTGTTTCTGAATTTCCACACGATACTGCATGGCGACGTGCTCTGTGATGTGAGACATCATTGCGGACTGGATGGCACTTGCAAACGGAGACTGCCCAACGATCTGCATGATCTTCGGGTCTTGCATTGCCAACATGTGTGTCTGAATGTGAGCCTCGTGGTCCTGATAAGCGAACGCTTTCACAGGCTCCTGCTTCAAGATCGACATGTTCTCTGTCACAGGGTCCGCTGGCTTGATGTCCTCTGGTAGGTTGATGATGTCGTCGGCGTCTTGGATTCCAAGAACCTCAAGCATCTGACGGTGCAACTTACCCATGTTGTACATCTGTGGGGCTTGCTGAGCCAACTGGAGCGCCGCCTGATACTGTATGATCCGCTGCGCCATTGTGGCTGCGTTGGGATCAGACACAGGGATAACATCAACTCGACCATCGAAGTCGTCTATTCTGTTGGCCTGCTCGTCCATCTCATAGGCGTAATCTTCCGGCATATAGTCGTGCACGATGCGCGCCAAGATACGTAGTTCCTGCTTCATCGCTGCGTGCAGGCGCGCTTGAATACCAGACATGACCTGCATCGAGCGCTCCATGAGCGCCAGCGTCGTCCCTACGGGGGCCTGAGAGTTCATGTCACCCACTTGGATGTCACCCACAGCCCCGATGCGACGACCCTCTTCCACGACGTTATTCAACAGGCTGTAGAGGACCTGAGAAGGCTCTTTGTAGGGCAGCGGTACGATTGACTCTTTTATCGTCCCACCGGGCACGTCAACATCCCGGAACTCGCCCGGCATGATGGGTGTGTTGTCCCCTGTGATGCGCATACCCTTGGCTTTGAAGCCTGCTGGTAGGTTTGATAGCGTACCAGCGTCGATCAGCTGGCGCATAATTGACGTGGCAGACTTTGTGAGTCCACCGAGCGTATGGATCAGGCCGGTACCATAGAACCCCATTCCCGGCAGGTAGGGGTAGTGCACAAAGTGCATGCGCTTGGCTTTTTTCTCGTCATCCTCGTACCAGTTGCGGCGGATTGAGAGGATTTCACCCGAGGACTTGTCGATTGTCACCACATATGGGAGCGCGAGGCCGTCTGAATCAGAAAACGGCTCTGGCAAATCGAGGTCTGTGTGGATCTCCAACAGTGTGTGACGTGAATCATCGGAGAATACGGGCTCTGCGCCCTCCATCTCGTTGTATTTCTCTTCAATGTCGGTGACATCGCGGGTCGGTTCCGACAATTCCACGTCACGATAGAAGCCGTTAACCTGAAGCTTGTAGATTTCTTCGGTCGTTTTCTTCATCACGTGGGTGTAGCGGGGACATGTCCGTAGATTTGACGCGCCATACGACACCACAAAGTCTTCTGCGGGTACAAATTGTGATACGGGGCGCTCGAGAAGTGGATCAAAAAAGATTTTCTTGAACGCTGAGCCTGCCATCGGGAGCTTGAACAGCATCTGCTCCATCTCGTCACGATAATCCGGCATCTCCTCCGTAATGAGGTAGTTCAACTCTGTTTCAACGCGGTTGGCCTGTTCAAACTTCTCGTTTGTCATCTTACCGAGAATCTTTGTGCGTACGGGACCAGAGGCCGGGAGGAGCTCGCCCATGGCCTGAGCTTGGAACTTGATGACTGCCTCTGTCATCATGGGGTGATAGACCCCTGAGGCACCCGCCCACGGCTGCGTACGGTCCTCAATCTTCATACCAAGCAGGTCAAGACCCTTGATATATGACGTGGCCCAGTCTTTTCGTGAATCGCGGTCCGCGGAGAAATCGTCAATGAGGTCATTGCTGAGAGACTGCAGATCAGACTCGTTCATGTAATCAGCAAGGTTATCGTCGTGCCCGATGTCTTCCAAATCATCGTCGTCGGACCCGTCACCGAAATCAACCACGACTGATCCGTCTTCCATCTCAACTTCGAGGATGTCGTCGTCATCTTCAACCAACACGTCGAGTTCTGGTTCCATATCCTCCTCTTCCATAAGGAGAATGTCGCTAGGTTCCATTGGTTTTTCGACTGCCATAATATGCCTCGTTGTGAGATTTGAGCACACTATAACATCTATAGTGGCAAAATGGAAAGATCCGTTCCGGGTACGCGGATGCCGAGCTTAACAGGGAGGAAAATAACAGCACCCGCGCGGACCCCGAAACGTCCTTTTGTGGTTATATCATAGTGATTCTGAGGTGTCATCCCATCAATAATAGTCCGCCTTGCGTGTTAGATACGACTCGTCCTCGTCCATATAGTCGCTCGGGAGACGGATGAACCCACCTTGGCGGAACCGCATGAGTGCCATTGTCGTGCTGTCCACGAGGTCATCGTTTGACGCGAACGGGAACCCAGCGATCTCCTCGATGAGCTCCTCGGCCCAGCGTGTTGCAGGCACCCACACCAGACCCGACGATATGATGTCAGACACGGAGTTGAGCCTTGCCATCTTGTCCCCCGAGCCCCTGTGCGGCGTATACTCAGACACGGGCAGCCCCATGCGCCTCATTTCTTGGTACAGCGCGGCGCCCGCGCTCTTCTTCTCCACGATGAAGCTGTCAGGTTCCCAATACCGGTATTCCTCGAGCGCCATCTTCTTGAGCTCCGGGAACTCGTAGCGATCTTTCTTGGAGTCGAGTAATATAATGTTGTGGTTGTCCACTTCTTCGTTATAAAACACCCCCCACGTCGTCAGAGCTGTAAAGTCAGCCCTGTTGTGCGTCTCAGCCGCGGCATCGAGCGACATAATTATGTATTCGCAGTCTGGCAGCTTGTCCGATCCCCAGATTTTCCACCAGTCTCGCTTCACGAGGGCAGCTTCCTCAGATGTCGGCTGCTGCTGGTACTGAGAGTTCCACTGGAACACGGGCATCGAAGCTTTTGTACGCTTCAGGGCAGGTATATCGAAGAACTCGGGCCACAGCGCCCTCTCGAAATACTCACCTGTGCCTTCACCATTGGCGTCTTTTTTCTCCACCTCGAGGATGGCGGGGAACTCAACGACCTTGTACTGATCAGCGTCTTCGTTCTTGGCCATGTCCCTTGTCACACGGCCTGTCAAATCCTCCAACGACCATCTGGTTTGGATAATCGCTACGCGGCCCCCGGGCATGAGGCGTGTCCGAGCCCCGAATGTGAACCACTCGTATGCCTTCTCGAACACCGCGAAGTTGCCGTTGATGACATCCTGTTCCGAGTGAGGGTCATCCACCAGAAGCAAGTCAGCACCACGACCAGCGATTGACGAGCCAATACCAGCTGCGTAAAACTCGCCCCCGAAGTTCGTGCTCCATCGACCGGCTGATTTACTGTCAGAGGCCAGCGTAACTGCTGGAAACAACTTGTGGTACGCGTCCTCGGCGATCAAGTTCCTGATCTTCCGCCCGAAGTCCACCGCGAGGTCCGTGGTGTGTGACACCAACATGACCTTCTTGCTCGGGTTGCGCCCAAGGAACCACGCCGGGAAGAACGTCGACACGAGCATTGACTTGCCATGGCGCGGCGGGATGTTGACACACACCCTGTCCTCACCGTCCTCGGCGTCGGGCCCACGCTCAATGGCCATCAGCTCATTTGCAAGGATTCTGTGGTGCTTGCCCACTTTGTAGTCAGGCTGCATGTATATGCAGAACGCTATCAGATCATCGTGCGCGGCCTGCAGCTCATCTCTTGACTCGAGCTCGTCGACCATTTTCTCGATCTCGAGAGCTTCCTCCGGAGTGAACATGTCGATGTTGTCCAACATGTTCTGGATCTCCTCAGGCGTAAACCCGAGGTCTGTGTTGGCAACTTTTGCTGAGTCACTCATCCTTCAGTCCCAGCTCACTGTCCAGATCAAGCACCTCGCCGTCCAACACCACCGCATCCTCGACATCGTGGTGCACGGGCATCAGCTTTGTGAGCTTGCCACGCAGGCGTTCCTTGATGTCGTCGGTGCTCTGGTGGGTCACAGTGACCTCAGTCTTATCTGCAAACAGCCCCACGTCGCTGATTTTGCCCAAAAGCTCGAGCGCACGTATCCTGATCCTAGCATCGGGGTTGTCCGACTCATCAATCAGCTTGTTTGTCACGTAGTGGCGCACCTGAGCAGCTGAATCCACCACTGAGTGTCCGAAATCTTTGAGCAGTTTGTCCGTCGCCAGCAATGTGGCAGGTGTGAGCTTGGCCGTTCGCACGGGCGTTGCCTTCTTCTTCACCAACTCTGGGTCTTCCGCATGAGCCAAAAGCAGCTGCGCTGCGGTGTCACGGTCTGTGCTGGTGACATTCACGTCGAGCCCATGTTCCGCAAGCATCCTGATTGTCTCTGCAGCTGCAGCCGTTCTCATTTCCCAGTTGGGCGGTGTCCGATTGTCCGGCAAAGCCATGTCAGCTTGAGGTTCAATATGCAGTGTCATGTTGTTTGGTCCCTGTTGATAACGTCCTCACACTACACAAAAAATTTTTGATAGTCCATTTCCATAACAAAGGGGGTGGGTTTGCCATGTAAGGGGGTGGGGTGCAGCTTTGCCGATTTCAAAACGGAGGGGGGCCTCTTTGTTTGCTTTTTGATACCCGGGATTGGGCCCTACTGATACCCGGGACGATGTCGTATTTGGTCGGAAATTCAAATTATTTGCGCGGAATAGTAATATATAGACGCGCGACAACAACGCCATATGAGGGGGGTGGGGGGTATGTGGGGGGCGGGGTATCGCGGCAACGCCGCTGCCAACGGTTAGGTGATAACTAACAAAACGTCACATTTCTTTACTTTTCTTGCCAAAATCACTTGACCTAATACAAAACTTCTATATTCTAAGTCTTATCGGGACTGAGGGCCGCTACGGTTCCCGCCGCATACACTAGGAAAAACAAACCATGACAACCTTTTCAATTGAATTCCGTGACGCTTTCGTAACCTCTGGTAAAGCGGATGCAAGCGCGGGCAAGGCCAAGGGCAAGGCGCTCGACATTGCAATCGCAATGGGCTTTGACTTTATACCGCCAAGCAAGGGCGGCAAGGCCTCTAAAGAGCAATGGACTGAACTTCAAAGCCTTGTGACCTTGCGCTTTCCTACCGCCGCTCAATCGCTTCTAAAGCTAGACCCTGAGCAGGCAAAAGAAAAGATCGCCGAAGATCATGAGGGTTGCGCCTATACTCCAAGCGGGCAGCCCAAGAATCGCCGCTATTGGAAGCAGCAAATTGGCTCTGTAATCTCTTCATATGCCAAGGCTCTCAAAACACGTATGATACGGGAAGCGGCTGGATCCAACGGCGCAAACTCCAAGCGCTCACTTGAAACACGTGTTATCGAAGATGCAAGTAAGCTTTTCAAGGCCGTGGCCACTTGCGACATTGGCGACATTCCACAAGACGGAAAGTTTAATATTGAGGCTGTGCTTGATGCTTTGGAAACAGTAATCAAAAAAGCGGGCGGTCGTGTCCCCACTTTCCAATGAGGCGGGTTATATTTTGGATTGGTGAATTTATTGGAGCGCTTTCAATATTCATAATCCCCTATATCCTACTCATATTATTTTAAGCGAACATTGCACCCCGTCTCTGAAAAGAGGCGGGGCTTTTTTGCGTCTACCGCCCGAACGGAATCGACCACACGTTCGCCTTGTTAGCTTCCCCCTAACCAACCCACCCCACCCATCAAGCGCGCCTTGTTAGCTTCCCCCTAACCAACCCACGTCACCCCACCCAGTAAGCGCGCAATGTTAGTGATCACCTAACATCGACCGATGCCAGTTCTCGATTAGCTGTGCGACTCAGTGTTAGTGATCACCTAACATCGACCGATGCCAGTTCTCGATTAGCTGTGCGACGCAGTGTTAGTGATCACCTAACTCACAAACAAGTTTTGAAGCTGTGGATAGTAGTTTAGCAATCTTACGCTTCTGCTTGTCGTTGTCAGGCTTGCCGCCGACCTTGACGCCCGTGGGGCTCCACTTGCTCGTTAGGTTGGTTCGGCCACCATATGACTTGACGTGAGCACGTAGCGCCTTCGCAGATGCCTTGAGGCGTTCTTCTGTCTCGGTAACAAACTCAGCGTCACTCAAAAAGCTTTTGTCTTCGTGGCACCTCTGGCAGGTCGGCACGAGGTTTGCCAATCTGAACGCATCGTGCGGGTCCAGCATCGTTGTAAAAAGTCGTTTTCCAACAAGCGGACCGTCTCCGCAATAGCTGCACATGTTTCCCTTCTCTGCGATTAACTCGGCACGGATTGTCTGTCTTGGGCTTGGCATTGGTGTTCTCCCTGCAATGGTTTAGCGAACCCGTTTATAAGGGCAAAAAGGCGTTTTGGCAATGACCTTGAAATAACTACATGAAATAAGGTTTTGTTCTTTTTTTTCTGTGGTTTTTGTATGTTTCACGAAGCTAAGTCATTGAAAATCCAGTAATGTTCGAAAATTCGTGTTAACCTTTTTGAAAAACGAACATTAGGCAGCTTACGAAACCCCTTATTTTTATAACTATTCTATTCTATTCTATTCTATATTTTTGTAATGTTCGTAATGTTCTTGGTTTTTGAAGAGAGAGGTTCCAGACTATTTGCCCCCTTGCTATGCCTAATGTTCGCAAATCGAAAACCGTTTCCCAGAACCTTGCAATTCTGAGCCCAGAATAACTTTCGAACATTACTGCATTATCAATGGCTTACAACCACCCCTGTTAGAACATTATAGAACATTATGCCTTTCGACACAGAACAACACAGTTACACACGTTTGGTAACAACATGAGCAAAAAAAGGCTAAATTAACTGTTGACACCGCCCATTTTTTGAATATGGTTAAGCGTAGCTTAACCACTTTCGCGGAGCACCCCACCCCCTCACATCTTTAGGCTCAACTGTTGACTTGGTCCATATTTCAATTTATTGACTTATTGGCACAAAGGAGATTTGAAATGCCAAAGAGAGCACAACGGATAAGAAATCTGGTAATCGAGAAGAAGGGTCGCCACTGCACATATTGCGGGGCAGGACCTCTATACCGAAGAGCGTTGTATGTTGATCGGGTCGCCTCGTTTTCAGAAGATGGGGATTGCGACATCAATAGCCTCGTCCCCTCATGCGGCCCCTGTAATCTACGGAAGGGTGGTATGGAGATCGGGGACTACGTTAGGGATCGTCTCGCCCAGCTTGCGCAAGAAGAGAACTCACTGCGAGCAATACTGGACGAAGTGGAATCTGGTCTGAGTCCCATTGCGGACTGATGTTAGAACCAACACAGAGTTTCACCTATAGTCACAGAACTACACCATTGTCCACATCACTTGACATTCTGATACCCACATGTTATATTAGTTGTATGATAAGAAATTAACCAATCCGAGATCGCTGCAAGTTAGGCGACCACTAACAACATGAACAAGGAGAACAACATGAACAAGGAGAACGACATGAGTAAGGATTCAGGTTACGGAGGCGAAGGCTTCGGCGACGGCAACGGCAACGGTCGAGGCTTCGGCGACGGCAGCGGTCGCGGTTACGGAGGTTACGGTAGCGGTCGCGGTTACGGAGGTTACGGCAACGGTCGAGGCTTCGGCGACGGTCGCGGTAACGGGGGCGGTTACGGAGGCGAAGGTAACGGAGGCGGCTTCGGCAGCGCCAACGGCGAGGGCGAGGGCGACGGCAGCGGATTCGGTTAGGTGACCACTAACAATTCAATAATCAAACACTCAGGAAGGAGACATACAATGTCAGGAGAGATTACAACATTCGGCAACCTGCCAATCGGCAGCACGTTTGTGGCGAACGGAAACCACTGCGTAAAGGTGTCGTCTCGGACGGCAACACTCACAAGATACAACCGCACATTCTACTTCGGCGCACGGGAGGTCGTGGCACATGCTTAACTTGATGATGAAAACCGAAATTCGCGGCGGTCTAGCTGTGGAAATGTTCAAAACATCCCACGGTAAGCCATACGCTGTTCGTTACGGGCTACAGTCGCAGACATTCACAACCTTGGATGAAGCCTACTCAGAGTTCGAATCGTGCCAGAAGCACAACATGAGCTGCGCGGGATACGAGGTCGATGGAGATGGGTGAGGATGGACAAAGACGTAGGGGACGGTCGCGGCAACGCCGCTGCCAACGGTTAGGCGACCACTAACAAGGAGAACGACATGGACAAAGACGTAGGAGACGGTCGCGGTAGCGGTCGCGGTAGCGGTCGCGGTTACGGCAGCGGTCGAGGTAACGGTCGAGGTAGCGGTAACGCCAACGGCAGCGGCGACGGCAGCGGCGACGGTCGAGGTAGCGGTCGCGGTAACGCCAACGGTCGAGGCTTCGGCAACGGTGGAGGTTGGGGCGGAGGCGACGGTCGAGGTAGCGCCAACGGCGAGGGCGAGGGCGACGGCAGCGGATTCGGTTAGGTGACCACTAACAAGGAGAGAAGTATGAGACAGGTTACAAAGGAAGTCGTGATGGCATTCATCAATGGTGAATCACGCAAGCTCAAGAACACAGAGACAGACGGAAAAGAGCTCAAGCTGTTTGGACACGTCATCGCATTCCGTGCAGATGACGGTAAGACATACGCAACACTTGCGGGATGGGGCACACCAACGACACGAGAAAGGTTGAACGGGCTATATCAATTCACACACGGTAAGCGTCCATTCCACCAGATCAACCACGTGCAACACTTCGACGGGCAACCTATCGGAGACACAGAGATATTCTGCGTAGACGAATACGAAGGGACGTGAAGGTTAGGTTATCGCTAACCTTAGAAAAAACAACTACTCACAATCACTAAATGATACAACTAAACACTCACAGGAGACAGACGATGACGACTTCAAACACAGTAAACGCGGTAAACGAGGTTAGCGACACGCTAACATTGGTTCACTCAGCCCCCACAATTCGCAGTGTGCCGTCGATTAGTTCTTCCGCCATGCTGGTCGAGCTGAACATCTCAAATTGGTCTGGCCGAAAGAAGGATCGGGCAGCATCGGGAGAGATCACAACATCGAGCCAAGCCGAGGCGGGTGTGGCCAGCGTCACAAAGAAGCTCTTGGGTAACTCCAAAGAGCTCAAGGACATTCAGAACTTCATCAACTCAGCGAGGACTATCCACACAGAGATGACAATGCCGTGGTCCAACAGTGGTCTGCGCTTGTTGCCGACGACCTTCTATTTTAAATACAACGAGCGTATGAGCGCCGCCATTGGTGAGTTCAACACTCTCGTTAGTGTGTTCCTAACAAGCTACAGCTACGAGGTTGCACGGTCGCAAGTGAAGCTCGGTAACTTGTTCAACATCGACGACTACCCAACGCCCGAGTCACTTCAAGCCAAGTTCGGGTTTCACCTCAACTATCTCCCACTGCCAGACGCAGGTGACTTTCGCATCGACGTTGGCAATGATGCCGCCGCTGAGCTGCGCCGAGACTACGAGAAGTTATACGCGGACCAGTATAACAACGCCATCAAGAGTATCTGGAACAGGGTGTATGGGGCGCTGGCTCACATGTCAGAGCGCTTGGACTACACGGACATCGCAGATCGCAAGATATTTCACGGGGCTCTAGTATCAAATGTTGCTGACATGATTGGGCTTCTCCGCTCATGCAACATCAACAACGACAGCCAGATGTCAGCAATGGCAGATCAGTTGGAGAGTGCACTGAGTGGTGTCACACCCGACGGGCTGAGAGCGGATAACCATCTGCGCATCGAGACTAAACGCAAGGTGGACGCGGCCATTGCTGCTCTGCCTAGCTTGAACATCTGAACAACCAACAAAGGATAAAGACAATGCAATACCCAATCGGAGAGAAAGTTATCGTTCGTTCTGTAGACTCAGGCGTCCACTACGGCACACTTTACAGCATTGATGGATCAACAGCCCACCTGCAAAACTCGCGGCGCTTGTGGCTGTGGCATACGGGTGGCAAGGGTATCTCGCTGTCAGAGATTGCAATCTTCGGCATCAAGCACGAGAAGTCAAAGATCACTGAGACACTGCCCGATCTATATGTTCTTGGTATCTGCGAAATCATCCCGACACATGGTATGGCGCAAGCCACCATCGAAGGCGCAGCCGTGGCGGAACCAGAGTAGCCCAAGATCAGTTGACTTATTAGTCACGTTCTGATACAAATAGATATGTGAGGTTACACAGTCTCACATATAACCAGCCCGTTAGTTACTGACTAACATTTATATACTTACACAGGAGACGACCAATGTCCAATTCAGCACAACAGATGTATGCCCTCGACCTCGAGCAGTGTGTGTCGCTTATCAAAGCGGTGGGTAAAACGCGCACAGTCCTCATGCAGGGTGACATGGGTAACGGCAAATCATCTACCATTCACACCTTGGGCGACATGTTGCCAACGCACAGCAAGTGCTACTTCGACTGCACCACCAAAGACCTCGGTGACATCACAGTCCCATCCATGCAGAGTATGGACGAGCAGGGCTTCGTTCGCTTCCTTCCCAATGAGGAGCTGGGTGTTCACCTTGAAGGCCCGATCATCCTTATGATTGACGAGTTCGGTAAGGCCAACCCAGCTGTGAAGAACGCCATGTTGCGTGTTATCTTGGAGCGCAAGATTGGTAGTTACTCACTACACCCTGACAGCATCGTGTTTGCTACGACAAACAAAGGGGCCGAGGGTGTGGGTGATCTGCTCCCTCCCCATGCTCGCAACCGCATGACTGTTGTTCAGGTTCGCAAGACAGATCACATGTCTTGGATTGACTGGGGTATCAACAACAGTATCGACCACTCACTCTTGGGCTGGGTCAAAGACAACCCACACCTGTTCGCATCCTTCGAGGAGATCAAAGACCCTGACAGCAATCCGTATATCTTCCACCCCAAGCAGCAGCGCGCTGCCTTTGTTACACCTCGTTCGCTTCACGCAGCATCAGACATCATCCACGAGCGTGCCAGCTTTGATGATCAGACCCTGACTGCCTCCCTCATGGGAACAATCGGTGATCGCGCCGCGCTGGATCTCATGGCTTTCATCAAGTTGGCGGACCAGCTTCCAAGTTTGCAGTCTATCAAGGATGACCCAGAGAATGCCAAGGTTCCCGACAGCGCCGCGGCGGTGTGCATGGTTGTGTATCGCACGTTGTCTACAATCGACAAAGACTGGGTAGACGCATGGATGAAATACATGGGGCGCCTTGATGCTGAGGCTCAGGGATTGTTCGCCAACGGCGTGCGTTCACCACGTTATAACAAGGCCGCTATGATTATGACCAACAAGCTTTTCACGTCGTGGGCAATGGAAAACAACTACCTCTTTGGATCAGACAAGAAATGATGAAGCGATACTACGTTACCGTCGAGGGTTTAGTCTCACGCGTCATTCGCGTTACGGCGGCCGACCCTGCCGACGCCGCCGCTGAGGCCCGTCGAGAGTTCACAGCCACAGTCGGGGCGCTCAATGCCGAGGTCACGACCATAAACAAGGAGCCTGAGTTATGTTCAGCGAGCGAGCTAAAACATACACCCCTCCTCCGCGATGGTGGGAGTTTTTGCAGCGGGCGTTTACCCCCGGGAACTTCTGGATGAATTACCCATACTGTCCCCACCGGGACAGGTTTATCAGAACCGCCATATACCTCAACATGTTCTCCGAGGATGATCGCGGGTCAAAGTTTGTGCTGCTTGTGGGTGACACACGGGTCTGGGTCGGGAACTATCCGTATGCCTATGGCACGGATAACTGGACTCTTGATCCCGTCCGCCCCTCTGTGGGCACTATCAAACTACTGCGCCAAGTGCAGAACAAAATTTATAAGGATAACAAGTCATGTTAGCTATGGGACAATCACTATCCACCGAGCAACGTCTGTCCAAGGCTGTTGTATCCATCATGTCAAACCCACGTTACGTTGCGCTGGCAGGTGTCTTGATGATCGGAGATCGCACAGTTGACGACACTGTGCCGACCGCTTGCACCAATGGTCGCGACGAAAGGTATGGCCGTGCCTTTGTTGACTCACTCAACGATCCCGAGTTGCGCTTCTTGGTTCTGCACGAGGTGTATCACAAGCTCTATCAACACCTCCACACTTGGCGCCATCTATACGACGAGAACCCGCAGCTTGCGAACATGGCGTGCGACTATGTGATCAACCACAAGATCAAGCACGACAACAGCGATGGCTTTGCCACTATGACAGGTGCGTTGGAGAGGGGATGTTATGACCAGAAGTATGCAGAGTGGGACAGCGCACGAGTCTACAACGACCTAAAGGACGATATGGAGAAGAACGGCGGCGCTGGTTCTGGCGGGGGAACTGGCTTCGATGAGCACGATTGGGACGGAGCCAAAGAGTTCACAGCAGAAGAAAAGCAGGAGCTTGCGCGTGAGCTTGACGAGGCAATTCGCCAAGGCGCTCTCATGGCAGGTAAGACAGGTGCAGATGTGTCTCGTGACCTACAGGATCTCATGGAGGCTCAGGTTGATTGGCGCGAGGTGTTGCGTGAGTTCATCCAGACAACCTGTGCAGGTAGCGACTATTCAACATGGCGCAGACCCAACCGTCGCTTCATCAGCTCAGGCGTCTACATGCCGAGCGGAATATCTGAACAGGTGGGTGAGCTTGTGATTGCTATCGACACGTCAGGTTCCATTGGTGACACCGAGCTTGCTGACTTCCTTAGCGAGGTCAAGGGTATCGCCGATACTGTCCACCCCGAGGCTGTGCGGCTCCTATACTGGGGTAACGAGGTTGTGGGTGACGAGCGCTATGAGACGCATGAGCTTGATACACTGGTGCAGTCAACAAAGCCGCGCGGTGGCGGTGGCACAGACGTCAACTGTGTTAGCGACTACCTAACCGCTGAGGGTATCAAACCTCAGGCAGTGATCGTTCTGACAGATGGTTACGTGTTTGGCAGATGGGGATCATGGTCTGCACCTGTGCTCTGGACAATACTCGACAACAAGTCAGCGTCACCTGACTGCGGTAAGACCGTGCACATCAACGGGAGGGACTTGTGATGTCCAAGGTATACCCCAAGGAGTATTCTCTGACCTTACGTCAAATTACAACAAAGGAGTCCTGATATGGGATACAGAAGTCAAGTTGCCCTCGTTGCAGGGTTCAAGAACAAGGAGCAGTTCGACGAGGTGTGGGCAGTCTATCTGATGGACACGCGCGTGCAGGCGCATAACCTCGCAGATGACTGGAAGCAGGCCAGCTCTAAGGGGCACCCCGTGCTCTACTTCGAGTCGGGGGCTAGCAAATGGTATGATGGTTACGAGGACGTGAGCGGGATGGAATACCTTGGAGAGCTCATGCAGACTTTCCACGAAGAGCGAGGCTTTCCTTTTGTCTTCCACAAGACACGTATCGGCGAGGATACCGCCGACATCGAGGAAGAGGACACCTATGAAAACGACGACGACACAGACATGATGGAGATTATATACAGTAACGTGGTTGTTGAACGCTCGGTATCCGTGAATTTTTAACAGCCAACCAACCAACCAACCAACCAACCAACCGACTTACTTACTTAGGAGAAATACAATGGGTTATTTGAACACTTTCGATGAGGTGGAGAAACTATACAACAGCATCAAGCCTGTGGTCAGCAAGTATAACACCTTGGAACAGGACGTGCGCCCTATAGGTTCACGCTCCAACAAGCAGAAGAGAATCAACAAGATCAGCGCCAACACCTATGCACTCATGGACTATGGCTTCATTGATGATGTGGCCTACTGGGGCGAGACGGACCCCATCATATCAACAAAGGCTGAGGTGGCCAAGAGTGCTCCTATTGTGTGGCGTCGTTTACCAGACGGTAATGAGACAGTCACAATTCACAACGCGAGCCACGGCTTCGCAACCTCTTGGTATGGGTGTCTCCGCAAGTGGTTGCCCTCAGGCCTTAGCTTTTCCAACTCGGGTCGCCATGAGATCGTTACGCGGACACCCTTGGGGCCTGAGACATACTTCCTACCTATAAACAAGTTCGTGTCCGAAGAGCGAGCCCGCCAACTGAAAGCTTATATTGCCATTGGCCATTGGCAATTTGGCCAAAATGTAGAAAGCTTTCAAGGCTTCGGCAACTCAGCCGATAAGGAGAAACGTCTGACGTTCCAACGCAAGGGAGATAGGCTCTGGGAACTTATCAGTCCTGAACATGTGGCGGTGACCAAGGGTTCAACCTATATCGACAAGGCGTTGAAGGCGACATTCAAAGAGGACATCGCAACATTCAGAGCTTGGTTGTTCACCATGATCCCCCTTCTAGATGTTCCAGAATACAACAAAAACAAGAAGGACATCTTAAAGAATGCGTCTTACGCATTGGAAAAATACATTGCTAAGCCTATCGGTGGTTTAAACGTGTTTGGTGCTTGGTGGACTAAACTTCCAGCGGATGCCGTCAGCGCAGGTCTGTCACAATCTGACCCAGAAATGTCCATGGCTTTAGCGTATGGTTTTATTGGATATTACTCGGGTATCGAATACGGTTGGAGTTCTGGCTCAGTGGTCCCTATTTTGGACGATGCCAAGACCAAGCGCCGCTTCAACGCCTACATCAACACCATACTCAAACTCAAAAAGAAAAACTAAAGAGGATACTGACCATGACCTTCCCACACATCACTGTTGCAACCGCAAAGAGCGTCATAGCCTACTCCGACAAGGGGACTGATTGTCGACTGGTTGAGTTCTTTGCCGAGATCAAGAAAACTATTCCCTTGGCCCATCTCGTTCCGTTCACCTCACGTTCTGGCTATCTCTACGTTGAGGGTGAACTATATGTTCGGGGCACCTTGGAGGTGTCGTCAAAAGTTAGAGATGGCACGTTGGTCAACACCTACATTATCCATTCTCGCCAAATCCGCAGGTTCCGTAATCGGGACCACAAGATGCAGCACGCCAAGGAGAGCATCAACCTGAAGACCGCTGTAAAGTCAGCCAAGCAGTTTATGACGGCATATTCCGTGGGGGATAAGGCAAGAGTCCATAGAAATCAAATAAAAACCAAAATGGCAGAGGTTGAACGCGAGGTTAGTTACGAAAAGAGAAATGTGGCTAGGGACCTCGGACTTAACATTATGATTACCGCAGACACCCCGGTGATCCAAGAGCTCAGGAGACTTGTTGACATGGGGCACGAGTTCGTTGACCCCTCAATGACCGGCAGATTGAACTCTTACTTTAAAAAACTGGACGAACACAAAACCCTCTTACTTGAAACGCCGAGTGTGACATACGTTTACCTTGGTGACTACTGTTACGAGACTGCCTCTATGTCAGACAAGGCCACCTTCTTGTATCCGAACAGTGCGTATTATTCGGCAGAAAAACTACCCGAGCCCATAAAGGGACGCCTCGCGGTGTTATCAATTCTGGAAGACGGAAACTTCGTCCATGGGGTTGGGGGCCGTATCAACGATAAGGAATATTATGTCGTGGAATAGTGACGATAAGACTTATCGTGTGACTGTAGATAGAGGCACGAAAGTAACCAATGTGGTATGTATTGGCATGGATGCGATTGACTCTGAGTTGGAGGGGGTCTACCTTGATACTTCTCACTTACCAGACTGGGTTCAACGCAAACTTGCCGTGCTCGCCATGACTGATCCTAAGCCTCCGCCCAATCAGATCGACGGTGTGGGGGTCAGAATAAACGAAGATACTTTTTGGATATACCATGAATAGGAGGTGCGTATGGCATCAACACCAGAAGCGAAGGTGAAGAAGGTTGCGATTACCAAACTTAAAGGCCTCGGGGCATACTTCTTCCCCCCCGTAACGGGGGGTTACGGAAGTAGTGGCGTCCCAGATATTGTCGGGTGCTACCGAGGACTGTTTTTCGGAATGGAGTGTAAGGCTGGAAAGAACAAGCCAACTCCGCTGCAACAGAAGAACCTTGACGACATCGCCGCTGCAGGAGGTCTTGCCTTGGTGATCAACGAAGAAAACATGAACGAGGTTAGTGATCTACTAACCTCAGCAACACAATAAAGGAATGAGACAATGCAAGAGACAACAGTTTTCGTATCCCACATCAGTGATCAAGGCGTGGGCTTTGGTATAAACGCAAGCACGGGTGAGAATGTATATATCCACCCCAAGTTTGTTAAGGACAACAACATGGATGTTGGCAACCAGTTCAACACCACGGTGATCCCGAACTCACCAGAACTTCGCAGCAAGACACCTTGGATGGTAATGTCCGTGTCAGGTTTGGTTGAGAAGGTGCCGACAACTGAGAGCCGTAAGCCACGGAACTCCCACTCGGCAGCTGCTGAATTTGACATCACGGTTCTCGAGGAGCTCAGAAAGTTCACATTCACATCAACCATGGAGCTTGCTGCGTGTATGTCTGAGGACTCAGCCAAGGTTCACAACTCTCTCAGCAGACTCCACGAAGACGGCAAGTGTGCTCGCGCCAAGGTTTTCCGCAAGGGTGATCAGAAGATGGCATCGTTTGTTCTGTGGGCGGAGGACACCAATGACTTCTTGTCAGGAGACGAGTCGTGAGTGCAGCACTCCTTATATACGGCATGGGGGCAGCGGCTATGTATTTCGCTATTATTGATCTGGCCAAGAACTATGGTGCGCACGTGACCACATGGGACACCTGTGTGACTTGGCCATACATCTTCCTCTATTTGTCCTTCTATGGGCTGGTCGATCACGTAACCCAATGACGCAAGACGGAGAATGACATGACTGGCGCACAGGTTGAACAGCGGAGTAGATCGCAGGGGGGGCACGCCTTACCTGCAAACCTGCGCGACTGGAGGTGGAGGACGGGTTCTGGGGCTATGTTGCGCCCCTGTGTGATGGAGACGCGGCACCTGCACCATACGCTCGTGATGGTATGGCACCATGTAATGCCAGAGGCCGCTCGTGTGCGACCCTATTATAGAGCGTATAGTTTCGGACCTTTCTATAGCGAGGCGTATATGCGTCAATCGGTAACGGTGATGGGTGCCGAGTTGTCCAGTCGATACGACTTATCCCGAACGCAGGCGGCAGAGTTAGCCGCCATGAGCGAGTACTTGAGGGGCGAGCAGCCTCGTGTGGGTATGCAGAAAAGAATCAAAGGAGAAACAGAATGACCAAACAACAAGAACTCGACGACCTCAAGGACGCAGTGGCAAGCTGGCGCAAGCAGCGCGATGCGCTGGCGGCTAAGTATCAAGGCGTCCGCCCGTCATATGTCAGCACCGATCTGGCAATACTGGAAGAGCGCATTCAGCGCTATGTGGCACAGATTAAGGAGATGGAATAATGACAAGTGAAGAAATAATAGAGGCACTGCGTAAAGCCTCAAGGATTGGCCTCACAGCAGCACAGGCCGCTGAGATGATTGGCATCGCCGCAAACACTGCCCGCCGAAGGGCAAAGGCGGCGGGGTTTCAGTTTGTGAACGCGCGCCGAGTTTTGAACCAAGCAATTCGAGACGAGCAGATTGTGACCAAGAAAAAAGTCGAAGCCAAAAAGGCGGCACAGACGTATCAAAAGCGAATTGATGACATCAAGAAAAAAGCCGCTGGGATAAAATGTCCGATTGAGCGCAAGGAGATGATTTATGGCGCGGCGCTCTTGGCCTTTGAGAGACGGCAACATGATGACGACAAGCGCCCAAAACCGCCCTGCGATGTGGTTAAGCAGCCAAGTCGCCGCCCAGTGACGCGCCCAGCCGCTTGCCAGTTTAGCTTCTGGTGCGACGGCAAAGACGACACGCCCCACGACAAGGCAGCGTGGCAGACAGCCCAGCA